CTAAGGATGCTATCGATCTCATGCCGGACTTCTTAGGTTACACCAAATCACAGCAGAAATCTTCAGATGCTGGTATTTTACAATCCACCATCCATTAATACCAGCATCTGAAGATTTCTGCTGTGATTTGGTGTAACCTAAGAAGTCCGGCATGAGATCGATAGCATCCTTAGCAATAGTACCTATATTGTCTAAGAAGCCTGGGATATCCAGTCCAAGCCTGTACTTATCCCCTTTCATGCAAAACTGCGCGAATTGCTCGCGTAGAGGGTGGTACTTACAGTTTTCTATAATAGAAAGCTGACGTAAAGCTACCATCTTTGGACCCCACACTTCAGGGTCATAGAAGCGTTCCTGTTCACACAACCTACCTAAGGCCCGATAAGTTGAATAAACACCTACACATATGCCGTGTTCTCTATACTGGTAATGATGCCAGCGCCGGAGATATGTGCAATCCTGTGTGCTCACATACTGTTTGTCAATATTCATGTCTTGACCGTGCCTAGAGTATGATCGCATTACATCTTCCGCAGATATACCTGGATACGATAAGATGCCATCGTCTCCTAAGCACTGCGAATTTGGGTTTAAAAGTTTCCGGCTACTCTGCGCCGCTTCATATTGTAAGGCGCGATGCGTCAGAGTTTCATCAAAATTGGTTCCCCCGGATCCGGATGCCATTCCGTGTTCACCAAACTTGATTTTCCCATAATCATAAGCAAGAGGAATCATGAATTTAATGGGAAATACTTCACTAAGCCATTCACGGCATGCAGAATTACTGTTGAGAATGGAACTCAATATATTTCGGGCACAGTTCTGCATATCTGGATTGAAGTGTTGATCAAACTTAGAGAAGTCTGTGCAAACTATCAAATCGCGGGTACCCTTCGTATCAAATAACTTTGTAATACGTGCATCCACCGCTTCCATGCTAACCCAAGCAGGAACCAGATCGAATCGCTGCGCTAATTCGATTGCTGGTTGATAGACTTGCAGTTCACGGATGTTGACAGCGAAGGGAAACATCCAAACAACCCTTTGCTTCACGTCCTCATCCGTAGGTCCACCTTCTTGACCACGCCATCCTAAAACTGCCGCTGCATACCAGCTGTTGTTAACCAAATTCTGAACAACAGTAGGCTGACGTATGCTTAGGCTAGCCGGCACCGTTTTGTCGACTACTGCTCTACGCTTTGTAAAGTAGGGTGATCCTGAGTTAGTTGATTTCTTCATAACCTCAGTAGTGCGCTGCTGCGACCTTAGATCCAAGTGGCCAACCTTGGCCCATTCACGGATGACAGCTGCTTCAGCTGAATGATGAATGGGTTCAGACTTCTGGAGGATAGAAGTGTAGTAAGACTCAATGTCATCCATTCTCTCAGCCAGAGGTTTCTGGATGCTTAGAGGGCCGACTTTCTTAGCCAAGTCATTTTCAAACTCGAGCAATGTTGGCCACTTATGCTCGAGTGAAGCTAGGGTGGGTTCCCATCGCTTCAGGATAGATTTGAGACTCTGTCCTTTGAAGAACGTAGTGCGGTACTCATCACTATTACCTTTTCGAACCCTGTCAAAATAGGTCACTAACCCTGGATTTGGGAGTGAAAAGTACTCATCCCAGTTAGCTAATGTACTTTTAGACATTTGTGGCCTCCTTTCCTGGTACTGGGAACTTATTCAGTTGTAATTAGTGATTATTTAGCTTTCTCTTCTTTACCGAAGTCAACTGTATAATCACAATAAGCGTCAAAACATGCATCGATAGCTTTCTGATATCTATCAAGCATGGATGACCACTCATTACAGCGCTCAGCGGGCAGATAGCAAGCTAAACCAATTAAGCTATCCAACCTCGCACTTATGTACTCTTTATAAGCATGTACGACACTTAAATCGTTCGTACCACTATTGAGTACATCAAGAGCATCCTGAATAAGAGTGAGCGTGTGGTTGTACTCACGCCCAAGCACAAGATCGAGATCTTTCTCTCCTTTCTGCATTTTGTTGTAAGCTTCAAATTCTTTTCTTTTGATTTTGCGGTACATAATAGTACCTCCTTTCTGAAATTTGAAATGAG